ATCTTGATGTTACACCACTTGGCGTAATGAATTCCTCGATAGCAGAGAAGTGCAAACACCTCATCTGGATCGTGAATTTCTGGATCGAACTCTGGAACTAATGGATGTTCCAATGTAAATTTAATGTTAAACATTTCTCTTAACCTCCTGTAACATATTTATGTTCGGAGATTCTGACAATGTGACTTTTTTTACACCGATCTTTACATTTTCTATAGATAATCCTTCCTAGCGTGATGTTCTGGGATCACTTTGCCTAGTTTAATTGTGAGAAGTCCATCTGCAAATTCTACATTCTTAACTGTAATGTCTTCTGACAATGCCCAGGCTCTCTGGAAAGATCTCTGAGCCAAACCTCTGTGTAGATACTCAGGATCTTCTTCTTTTTTCTCTTTCTTACCCTCTACGATAATCTTACCGTATTCTGTGTAGACTTTAACTTCATCTTTACTGAAACCAGCGAGTGCGATCTCTAGTCTAGAATCTACATTGTTTAATTGGATAAGATTGTATGGTGGATAATTTGTTGTAGCATCAAAATCGAAGAACTGGTTGAAGTAATCGTCCATACCTACACTGTTCTTCATGATCTTGTCAACTAATGTGCCCAGATCTTGAGTATGATATCTTTGAATGTTAGTCATGTTGTCTCCTTAATAAGCGAGTTTGAGTTTGTACCCTATTGGCGTACACTACTAATTATACAACAAGCATAAAAAAAGAGGGTTATGTAAACCCTCAGAGATCATAGTGATAACCGTCAGTCTGCCTTTACGAACGTGCTTTGTGACGATTGTACTACCTTTTTCTTCTTACCTATATTGTATTTTGTCTCAAGAGTCCAGTCACCTTTGTCTTTATAGGACAGGACTTTGATTTGGTTTAGAGGAGCCACATCCTGTATCTGTTCTGGTCTTAGGATAGTAATCAATCCCCAATCAGATAGGAGAGTGATGATTCTGTTACGACGTTGAACATCATTGATAGAAAGATTAGCAGACTTTCCATCCAGTGCAAATAATTCTTTGAAGTGTACGATATAATATCTTCCCTGTTTGTGCAGTATGTGGCACGATTGATAAATCTTTTTTTCTTTTCTTGAAGCCACACCGATACGAGTCAGCGTCTCTCTCACTTTCAAGAAATCATCTGGTTCATTCAATGTTACTTCAATCATCTGGTCTTGTGACCAAGCAATCTCAGGTTCTGTAAACCCACTCATGCTGTACCTCCAACGTCAATGCGTTTTTTAATGTAGTTCAACTGCTCTTTAGTTAAGACTCTTAACGCTTGAATTGCTTTCTCATTACTATAACCATAGTACTTTTTGACAACATCAAGGTTTTTAACCTTATCTTTTCTGAGCCAAGGAGAGTATCTTTTCTTTCTCCTAAGACTATTTAGATAAAATTGATATTGAAGAACCTTGTCTAGGTGGTGGTTTATGTTCATCTCATTAACAAACATAATACAATCATAGTGTGCAGATAAGCACTTATTAATAATAAAAGGAGGATACTTTTTGATCGCTAAGGGATCTTCCAGAGTGAGATCCTCCTTCGTTTGGTTGATAGAGTTCAACCAATCTTTCAATTCAATCATCTTATGATATCAAATGTTGGTTCAGTATCTTTTTTAAATATTTCATTATCCATTCTTACTCTGCCTTCATCTTTCAAGGTTTCGTATCTACGAGAGGCTTTCTTTCTCCACCAAGATATTATCTGGTCAACAGAGAATCTATCATAGTTTTCTGCTTTCTCTAGGGTTTCATGTTCTCCAAGAATAACTTCTCTGGCGTTCTTAAAACCATAGGTTGACATATAAAATCTTTTCTGTTGGGTAAGATCCTTTGCTGATTTGATTGCATCATTGAAATCTTTAAGTTTATCTGAATCTTCCAAGTATTTCTTAATAAGAGAAATCATCTTGGATTGTATCTTTAACTTTCTACTAGAAGCATCTTCCTTGACTATACATTTACTACCATTGAGATAAGTAAACTTTTGATTTAAGTCTTGGAATATAGCGTCATGCAGTAAAGGAGTAAAGTCACTATCAGTTAAACCTTTGTATCTCATATATGGTTTCAATCCATCATACTGTGATGATGATTTAGTAGATCCATATAGTGATGTCGTTTCAAATAAACAGATATTTGCATTATATTTTGCATTTAGTTCTTCTCTTGCCTGATGTGAACAACACAACATAGCTAGAAGTTTACCTCCAAGATAGTTGAAACCGAAAGGTTGAGTAGGAACAATAATGAATCCCATGATTGCATGGCGATTGAACCTACCTAAATCAGGTACGGTTCCCAACCAATCATTTCTTGGTTTGGAATTTATGGTGGGAGAACCGAACCTTATAAACCCAACAATAGTTTTTGTATTCTTTTCATAGACCAACCACTTCAAAGATTTGCCTGGAATAGAATCCTCAAACACATGTGACATTGTAATCTGTAAGTTAGTAGTAAAGATATCATTATTAAATTCTCTACCGTAGCTAGATACAATCTTGAAATCCATGTCACTAGGATGTCTATTGAAATCATTGAATAGATTATCTTCCATTGGAAATAGACCACCCAAAGTGCCTATCTCATCTAACCTATCTGATTTTACCTGTCTAAGATAATCATCAATCCTATCCTGATTAGCAAAGTAATCAATAAAAACATCGGCAAATTCAGAAGCTTTATCAGGAGTTAAGATCATTGTAAGATGGGCATGTTATAATCATCAGGTGCAGAAGGCATTGGTTGATACCTTGGGCCTGGAACAGGCATAGTTCTGGGTCTAGGCTCTGTAAGAACCTCTACTAGTAAATTAATATCAGCAGATATGGCATCATTGGTATCTGCCATCCTACGATATCCATTACCGATATAGACTTGTCCAACAACAACTGCAATAGTTGCTGCACCCCAAAAAAGATAGTAACTTGAGGATTTTATTTGTGCTTTTGTTTTAGCAAAAGTTGATTTGGTCATTTGAATTCACACTCCACCATAATTTCAGTTAAAAATGCCAAGAGATTTATCTCCTGATCTGCAACGTATGTTGATTGGTATTGATACTTAGCAACAATCGGAACAGCAGCCGCTTTAGATAAGTTGTCAAAGTTATCGTAAAGAGCATCGTATATACGACGCATCAAAACTTGTGCATCTTGATCTAAATTATTGACAGTCCACTTACGAACATTTTCAAAGTTCTTTTGTTTTAAATTCCTAAGAAGATCATCAATGTTTACTTGTGAGAAATTAACAAGAATAGATGAGTCAATATTACCGCCAACTGAATGACGTTGTAACTCATTAAGAACTCTCCTCCAATCAGGAAAGTGCTTCTTAATAAGTTGTGCAATCACTTTCTTATCAAATTCTACCTTCTCTTCATCGAGTATGTTCAAAACTCTCTGAAAGAAAGAGGCCATGATCTCATCTTTCTGTTCTGATGAGATAGAAAAATCTATTACAGAACATCTAGAATGTAGAGGTTCTATAATCCTATTCTTGTAATTACAAGTAAAGATAAATCTACAATTTTTATAGAACGCCTCTATGTTGGCTCTCAATAAAAGTTGTACATCATGAGTTGTATTATCTGCCTCATCAATAATAATAACTTTATGACTACTACCATCCATAAGGGAAACAGTAGAAGCAAAATTCTTTGCCTGATTTCTAACTGTATCCAGAAATCTACCTTCATCAGATCCATTGATCACATAGTAATCTGATCCAAGTTGATGACACAATGCCTTTGCTACTGTGGTCTTACCTATGCCTGGTGGACCTGACAACAAAAGATTAGGAATAGATCCTTCATTTAGAAACTCTCTAAATGTCTTTTTGATTCCTTCTGGAAGGATACATTCATCAATAGTTTTAGGACGATATTTTTCTACCCAAATAAATTCATCCGCCATTATTTTCCCTCAGCAACATGGATGGTCTTATTAACTCTAACAGATCTTCGGCGTTGTGTAAACCTTTCATCTGTGCCACATAGTCTTCCCAAGTTGCAATATCAGTTTCTTGGTCTATGTTAGCGAGAAGATTGATAACAGCAATCTTCTTTATAGTTTCGTCATCCATCTTACTGACAGTGTATTCACAATACTCTATCGCAAGTTCTTCTTTTGTTTTCATAATTAAAATCCTTTGGACTTTTTCTTAGTCTTTGGTTTGTCAATAACGTGTACAACGGCATCAAATG